CTTCATGTGTTCGACTCGGGTTGTCGCGTGAGTTGTCGGGAACGACCAGGGCGTCTTTTCCTGCTGGTCTATGATGATGTCGATTGTTTTCATGTGTGGCTTTTGTAGAGTGTGAGGGAAGCGTCATCGACGACGGGGGCGGGGGAGGGGGGAGGAGGGAATCCCCGCCGTCGGCAACTGGTGACTTACTCAGTCAGCGAACGGGTCGTTGTCGTCTTCGCTCGCTGGCGTGACCGACTTCGCATCCGCTGGCGCCTTGTCTACCACTGTGGTAGCTGCTGCTGCCGTTGTGGTCGCTGCTCCTCCTTCATCCTTGGGGAAGAACTGCGCCATGTACTTCATCTTCTCTGCGATGGAATTAGGATCGACTGCTTTCGGAGAGTCGCCGCCGCCCAGGTAAGAGATGTTGAAGAACTTGTCGTCCTTGGTCTTGGTGGTTGCGGTGGTCTTCATCCCAACCAGTGTGTCGAGCTTGGTCAGGTCGAGTCCGTGTTCGAACCCGATCGTTTTAAGCGTCTTGGCGGTGCTCTGCGCCCGAGTTTGGTCAGCAAAGTTGCCGACGCCATAGTCGCCTGACACTTCGCCGCGCCACCAGTCTTCGTGCTCTTCAGCGTCCTGTACCCGGAGGCAGATGTCGAATGCGCCTGCTTCTTCGGAGAACTTGGGGTCGCTGATTAGCGCCTCCATGATCGTTACTTCGAATGTTCCTACTGAGTTGAATCTCATTTTCGTTCCTTCTTGTGTTTCTTTTTTGCGGTTACTGTTATAAGGCAAAAGCCTGATCGTATTCATCAGAGCATATCTGCTTTAGCCCATTTCGGTTGTGACCAATTATGTAAGAACCATTTTCTTTCTTGTTGTCGTGTTTCCAGTAGCATCGATTGACTACGGTTAGACCTACTTTCCATGCAAATTGAACACGCATTGCGATAGGGATTCCCTCATGAGTTACCCCAATCCAATATGTGTATTTGTGTGTTTTTGACATTTTTTTTATCGTTGGTTTACGGTTTAGAACAGGTGTCCCTGGAGAACGCGGTATCCTTCGTAGGGCAACGCGGCGTCCTGCACGCAGTAGGCTCCGATTTTGTCACGGCCTTCAGGAGTGCGCATCAGCTCAGGGAAATCCTTGTAGTCGATGTCCTGTTTGCTGTTGTTGAGCACCAGACGCGAAAAGTAATCCAAGCTGGTGAACTGTCCGGGCTGATACTGATCCCATACCTTCATGAGATCCATGTGCAAGGTTTCGTCGTAGCGCTTTGTCCATGCGGGCAGAGGTAGGCCAGGATTGGCTATCCGCAGGATTGCAGCACGCTTGTAGACGAACGGTATATCAAACGCCTTCCCGTTCCATGTGACGAGGCGGATGCCGTCCCGCGCCAGGAAGTCCAGCACGATAGACACGACTCGGATTTCCTCGTCGTCGGTGTTCTCTTGCATGATCTCGAAAAATGAGTTCTCGCTGTTGTGGAACCCGGCGCACAGTACACGACCAGTGGCTGCGCACAGCCCCATCTTGTCGATCTGTTTGTCGCGGGCCTCATCCTGTTTCGCCGCGATCTTCACGGGGTCTTTGAGATTCCCCAGTGCGACCTTTGGCGGCGGCATCTTGTCTGCCATTTCGGGGTTCGGGATTGTTTCGATGTCAAATCCGGTAATCATTTTACTTCACTTGCCTTTCTTGTGGCTTGGCGTTACTTGAGTGACTGCTCGACGGCCTTGACGTGCGCCTTGGTCATCTGGGGGATGTCGTCCAGGTGATCCAGAGCGTACTGGCGAACTGCGACGGGCAAGTCTTTCCAGAGCTTGCCGAAGTGCTTGCTGGGGATCGGGCACAGATCGTACTCGTCAGCCTCTTCGACCGGAGCTGCCTTCTCTTCCTTGGCAGGCTCTTCCGCCGGGGATGCCTCTTCAGCGCCCACAACGTTGCCGTCCTCGATCACCAGAGTTGACTCAGAGCCTTTGGTCACGCGGGTGCCGATGACCTGAAGCTCCTGAGTCTTGCACCATTCGGCAAAATCGTTCAGGGTGTCGAGGTCCATGCCTTCCAGCTTGTCTACGAGAACGAACCCGCACGAGGGCGTGAGCTTCCGCACGATCGCCGTGGCAACCTTCAGCTGGTCGGACGCGGCCATGCCGTCCCATTTGTCGCCCTTGTACTCCAGTTCGCCGCCCTTGATGATCAGGTCAGGCAGTGGCAGCTCTGCGCCTTCAAGCAACGCGGTGATGGAGCGACGGACTTCGACCAGCTGGTCAGTGAAGTCAGTGTACTGCGCGTTGAGCTTCTCTGCTTTGATGTCGGCTTCGGCCTTCTCGGCGTTGGCACGCACCTTGGCGTTGATGGCTTCGGTGTCGGCGAGCTGAGTTTCCAGTTCTTCGGTGGACTCGTCCTTCAAATCTGCTGTGGACTTCTGTGCCTGGGTTAGTTCTGCGGTCTGTTTCTTGATCTCTGCGGCCTGCGCCTCCGCTCTTTTTATGTCTGATGCGACTTCTGCCTTCAGGGCTTCGATGCGCACCATACGTTCCTTGGATCGTTCCCCTGTCTCCTCAAGACGCCTCCGCGCAGCTGTCAGTTCTGCCTCAATTTCGGGAATACGCTCGCGAGCTTTATTATTCTCAGCGTTCTTGAGCAGGATCGCCTGCTGTCCTTCGATGAGCTTCTGCGCGCTGACTGGCTCAGCAGGTGCATCCTCGTGGAACGGCATCTCTTTGGCGTGGGCCTTGGCAGCTTTGGATACTTTGCCGTGGGCCTCCCGGTCGGCGTACAGTGCTGTTTCAGACTCTTCCAGCTTCTGCAACTCGTCGCCGACGCCGATGATTTTGAGCAGGATCTTGGCCTTGCCCTTGTCGCTCTGCCGCATGAAGTCGGGGAGGTTCAGCGCGAGCACCTGCAACACTTTGTTAAGGATGGACTGGCCACCCTTCGCGCCAGTGGGATCTGTAACCGTGAGAGCGCCGTTCTTGCCCTTGCGTTCGACGGTGAGCCCGTTGGACAGCCCTCCCTTGATCTTGGCGTTGGATGTCGCGCCACGGTGGTTAGGATCGCTGGGACGGAACTTCTCTCCACCCAGGAGCCATGCGATAGCGTCCAGTACCGAGGTCTTGCCCTGACGACTGCCGCCGCCAAGGACCGTGAGTCCCGTGGCAGATGGATGGAACGAAACTAGGTTGATTCGCTTCGTGTTCTCGATCTCAATAAAGGAGATGGTTACCGGTGCTTCTTGTGCTTCTGTTGTCATGATGGCTATTTGCTTTCTTCTGTTGCTTTTGCAGCTTTTTCGATTTCAGCTCTGTGCTCTTCAGTGAGTTTGTACTTATCTAGATTATCCAATGCCGCTTTGAGAAACGTCCCGTCCATGTCGCTCCAGAGCTTGCCGAGCATCTTGCCGGGAATCGGGCAACGATCGGCGGTGAACACTACGGGCGTTGGCTTGGTGGGTTCGCTGGATTGCGGAGCGGCGTCGGAGTGGTCGAAATCTTCAACCTCTTCAGGTGTGTACGTGCCCTTGTTGGCTTTCGGGCAGACAGTGCGGACAGCGTCAGACAAGACACGGGCCCACAGCATCTGCATGAGACTGCGCGGGGTGGAATACTTGTCTTTAAGGTTGCGGCTTGCGAAGGGCTTCTTCAGCTCCCTGGCTTGATCTTTAGGACCGCCCTTGTAGGCGATCGGCTCGGCGTATGCCTCTTCGGCGGTGAAAGTGAACGTGCCTTCGGTAATTCCGTACTTGCAACGGATGGACGCACATGTAGGGGTGCGCTCCAGCATCTCGTATTCGCCGCCCAGGGTGACCATGTTGGCCAGCATCGTATCAGCGCGCATACTTGGTGTGCTGCCGAGGATATGGTAGGTCTCGCCGTACTCGTTATAGGAGATGCCCGTTTGGTGGCAGATACAGGCGATTACGAATCCCTGCGCTGGGTTGATCGCGCCGAGCATCTTTGACGTGCTCAGTATCTGGCCAATAGCCTTGAGGTCGTCGATTGAGTTGACCGGGAGTTTCGTCGCTTTGTTTACCTTATCCATGTTGCCCTTTTTGAACGCCCCGCGAGAGACCGTGATCCCCCGCGAGGCATTGCCCTTTTTTCTTGTGGTTTTACTGCCGACGCCTAGGAACTCTTTGAAGGTGAACCGGCGATCCGCTTCTCTTCCTTCCGCCCCAGATCCAACAGAGTCCCAACGAGCTCGTACAGCTTGCGGTTCTCTCTTTTTGCGCGATTGCTCAGCGTCTTGTGCAGTCTGTCTTCGATCCATACTTGTTTCATTCGGCTTCTCCTGAAATTGTTTGTGTTGAAGTAACTTTACGGGGGCGTTGCACAGTAATCAAGCCGCCCTGTGAGGAAATGTGAGAAAAAGTGAGAGCGCGCTAGCTTTTTCCAAAAAGCCCCGTATCCTTTATGTAGTAAACGAAAGCCAGGAGACGCCGTCAACCAAAGAGAGAAGGCCAGAAACATGAATTACCATATATTCGCAGAGAGCATTGAACAGACCGCGCTTGATCAGTTCATGTTGGCAATGGAGCAAGATTTTGTAGTCAAGGGAGCGCTGATGCCTGACGCTCACATGGGGTACACCTTACCTATTGGCGCAGTTGTTGCGTGTGAAGATGTGGTGGTTCCGTCGTATGTCGGATATGACATCGGGTGCGGAATGGGAGCAGTCAAAACCAAATTTCTGAGGGATGATGTAGAGGTGAATCGCAAAGTGATCTTTGAGCGGATCTACGAAACCGTCAAAATGGGATTTGTCGTTCATCAAGATCCCAAAGAGAGCTTTCTGGATACATCCCGGCTTTCGGAAGTCGGACGGGATGCCTTTGAGCGACGTAGGGGATTTCGCGCCCTCGGAACCCTTGGAGGAGGGAGCCACTTTATTGAGATCGGCTATGACGAAAACAATGCTGTCTGGATTGTTGTACATTCCGGTTCTCGTGGGCCTGGGCATGGTATAGCCACAGAGTACATGCGTATGGCATCGCCAACAGGAAAGGCTTCAGAGGGGCACTTCCCGTTGCCCGTAGATAGCGACGAAGGCAAGAACTACATCAATGATCTCAATTGGATGCTTGAGTTCGCACTCGAAAACAGGTCGAGGCTGCTCAAGCAAGTAATGGATATTGTGAGTAGAGTACTTTTTAAAGCTGCGGACTTCCCAAGCATTATCAATCGCAATCACAATCACGCGGAGCTGGTGGACGGGCTATGGATTCATCGCAAAGGCGCGACACATGCCGAAGAACAAATGATGGGCGTGATCCCTGGGAACATGCGCGATGGGTCGTTTATCGTGCGCGGCAAAGGAAACCCCGACTCCCTGTGTTCAAGCTCTCATGGAGCAGGCCGCGTCTTGGGCAGGAAGCAGGCCAAGGAAACTCTGTATCTTGAGGCATTTCAGGCTTCTATGGCTGGAGTAACGGCAAAGGTCACGGCTGACACTTTGGATGAATCCCCCATGGCGTATAAAGACATCTTTGAAGTCATGCGGATGCAGGATGAGCTCGTAGACATCGTGCACCACGTGAAGCCGATAATCAATATAAAGTCATAGGCCAATGTCGCTAGCAGACCACACCGTCAGCAATGACATGTTTGAGACAGCCGACGCGAAGGATCTGAGCTACTTCTCGTTCCCGTGCTGCTGTTGCGCGCATCGAAGGGGATGCGACTCGCTCTACCCGCGCAGGGCGTGCGGGCACAACGTTAATCGTGTTGAAGAACCCCCTAGTGAGGACGACCATGAGCAAGATTAAATACTACCTTTTCCGCACTCTGTTTCGATTAACCCCCGCAAGTTGGATAAACGCAGGGTGCAGCTGGAATGGCCCATCGCGGCCTTACGAAGCCTAGGGACGGTGGATTACAGAAGCGTATGGAGGATCAATATGACACACGTAATCACAATTCTTGACTACGACGGGTTCCATGACTTCACAGTGTACCAAGGCGAAAACCTGAGCAGGGCGACGACCATTGAGGTCATTCTGCGAAACGCACGGGTAAAGACGCGCACGGAGCTACGTTATGCAGAGGAGGATAACATGGCGAATAAGCGCAAACCGACAACAACAATCGAACAGGACGTGCAGACATCCATCACCCGGCTGGCTGAACGGTCAACATAGGACGGGAGCCGGTACGAGGACGGGATTTACGGGAAGCACGAGCGTCCATTTCGTGATGCGAGAAAGCCTAAGAAGGGCTGGAACATGGAGGCGGTATTCGTCGGAAGAGGCCGATCTCTTAACTCCGGTTGCTAACGACCCCGCTTTGCCTTCCCTTGCCATCTGCCTGTTTTACGTGCTATCAGTAAGACATGGCTACAAGAGATTCTTTTTATCGCGCAAAAAACCCCGCTAACGGCCTCTCGGCTGGTGAAGAAGGGGCGATCAAGGCGTACTCCGAAACTCCCGGCATAACCAAGGGCGCAGCCTTCCTTGTCGGACACCCACACGGTAAGCGCTGGACGAGACTCACGATCAACCAGCGCGCCTCTGACATGTTCAAGCGTCCGCACGTTGTAGTCGCGCTGAATAAGATATGGGAAAAGCGTGCCGGTCGCATTGCCGATCGCCGGGAACGGGTCATCATGGGCTTTGAAAAGCTCGCGTTTACTGACCTTCCCGGTATCATCGACTACGAAAAGGGCGAGATTACGATTTCGGACTTCAAGACGCTCTCACCTGCAGAGCGCTCTTGCATCAAAGAGTTCAAAGTGAAGACGGTCAAGGAGATCGTCAACGACAAGCCCCATGCGATCAGCGAGGTATCGATCAAGTTACACGATAAGCCCGCTGCACTCGCCAACCTTGCCCGTATCGAAGGCATGTTCAACGACAAGCTCGAAGTAACCAACAGCGCGAACTGTAGTCCCGCTCAGGTGATTGCTGACATGCTTGGACTGGCTACGGACGAAGAGCGCGCCGTGATAGAAGCCATGGCTGTTCGGTTGACCGGCCAGGAGCTGCCGAGCGGAGAAGTCGTTTGATCCAGCCCAAGGCCACACCTCACGACATCCACAAAGCCTGCATACTGGCGCGGGCCCGTACTTCGATGCTCGAGTCAATGCGGCATCTTTGGAACAACCCGTCGGAGCCCCTGCTCGTTGGCTACCATACGAAGGTTCTCTGCGCGAAGATCGACAAGGCGAAGATCGACTTCAAAAACGGGATCTCCACTCGACTGACAGTTACGATCCCTTTTCGACACGGAAAGAGTGACATCTCCTCGCGTTATGGGCCCGCAGACCTACTTGGTTGGGACCCAGACCTAGAGATCATGCTTGCGAGCTATGCTAGTGACCTGTCCGAGGACTTCTCCCGCGACATTAAGGCAATCATGGACAGCGACGCCTACAGGGAGCTGTATCCGGAGTTCCCTGGCTGGGATCCGCTGACCAATGCTGCATCCAAGAGACGCGTATTCAATCGACGTGGCAAGATCCAGGCATTGGGCATGAGAGGTGGCGCTACCGGCAAAGGCGCCCACGTCCTAGTCCTGGATGACACGTTCAAGAACCGTGAAGAGGCAGAGAGCCCAACACTGCGCAAGTCACGCTGGGACAGCTTCCGAGACGACTTCTTCTCGCGTCTGGCGCCGGTCCACATCATCATCGTAGTCCAAACCCGCTGGCACGTCGGAGACACCATTGGAATGATTGAAGCAGCCGGCACCATTGGAGACGAGGCGTATGTCGAAGACTTCCCGAAGTTTGAGAAGGTTCACTTCCGTGCGCGTGGCGAAGAGAATATCGAGAACACCGGCAGTGAGTTCCTGTTCCCCGCTCGGTTCAATGACGAATGGTACAAGGCACAGTTCGGAGTTCGTTCGGATTATGCGGCCGCTTCTCTGCTGCAGGGCGAACCGTACTTGCGCGGCGGCAACATGCTGAAGCTGGATAACGTCAACTGGCTTAACCCTGGGCAATCCTTCCCGACGTTTGACGAGGATCCACACTGGATACGTCACTGGGACATCGCGCACTCCAAAAAAGAAGTGGCCACAGACGATCCGGATTATACTGCCGGCGGTAGAGTAGCAGTTATCGAGAGGCCAGAGGGTAACATCCTTCTGGTGGACGATCTGCACGCGTTTCGAGAAGAAGCTACTGGCCGCAACGCCAAGATTATCGAGATCGCTACGAGGGACAAGAACATCCCGCAGAGCGTCGAAGCTAATGGCGCCCAGAAGAGCGCATACACCACGTTACGCGACATCCTCAAGGGCAAGGCCGTCGTCACGCCATTCTATCCAGTGGGCGATAAAGTGACTAGAGCGGGATACATTGAGCCGATCTTTGAAGCAGGCAATGTTTACATCCGTTGCAACCCCGTCACCAAGGTGCTGGCAGAGACGCATCTCGGCAGCTTCCCTATGGTTGGCGTGCATGACGACATCGTAGACGTGGTGTCAGACGGATACCAGGAGGCCTTGAGGCGTAACACAATGACATCTGGCTTATCAGCAACAAACAATATGGACGAAGCATTCGTACAATAAAGAAAGGGCAACAGCACCATGAACAACACAGACAATACAGGCGCAACCGGACCCAAAGGCCCCAAAGGTGACAGGGGTATCAGTGGCAAGGCGCCCAAACACATCCGGAACAAAGACCGACACTTCATCCCGCACAAGGGACCAGAAACGCCGCCAAGGAAACCTCGGGCGGATCCGCTGGCCGACATCGCAGAGAAGTGCATCGATCATATCAAGACATCGATGTTCGCCAAATGGCTGTTGCCTATTCTGCGTGAGACCTTCAATGACCAATCATCCAGTTTCAAGGATCTCGTGGACCGCGCATGCGACGGGGAGAATCCATACAGAGTGGAAGAGGAAGTCCTGGACCTACCAGAAGAAAGCACGCATCCAGTTCTGCATTACATGTTCTTGAACTCGGACAACGTCGTTCTTTCTGGTCTGAAGATGACGCATGAACAGATCATGGACGAGCTGGCCAAGTTGCAGAAGATCGCCGACAAACGTGCAATCGCCGAGGAGGATGCAGAGGATGGAGACAAAGAAGTCACTGATCCCGCCGATCCAAGCGACGGTTGACCAAGAACGCGACGTCTCACGGCTCTGGTTCGACCAAGAAAAGTCACTGCTGCCGAACGGGTCATATCAGGTTGCAGGCGGCATTTGCTGGCCTGAGCTTATTGGCGACGTGTTCAATGGCTGCGCTGTTCTCGGAGCCCGCAACGTCGACACCAAGATGATTTACATCCTGGACCAACGCGAGTTCACCAGCATTGACCACGTACTGGATGCGGAAGGCAGAATCGCGAATATAGGAATCGCGCCCTGGTTCGTTCACAACTGGGCGACTTACTACGCGTACCGTTACTACTGGTTCCAGTGCGACGAGTACAACAAGGCGTTCCGGATGCGTATTGGCAGGAGTCCGCTGATTGAACCGCGGCCATCGCTGATCCCGACGCACTGGGGACACGATGACCATGTACAGCTTATCATTGCAGACGCTCTAGCCCAGAAGCAACTGGTGATCAAAGAAGCAACACCATTGCACGAGGAAATGAAGCAGCATTGGGCTGATCCAAAGCAAGGACCGTTCCCGGCGCTACACGCTTTGTCATGCCTCCTGACTGGCCTCTCGAAAAAGAGGTTGCCGGAAAAATAGCGTGATTCGCGGTTTGGCTTTCTTTGCTGTTTGCTACTATGCGGGCTTATATGTTCATATACGCACTAATCAGCATTTGAAGGAATAAACCAATGCCAGATGCAGAAGCAGATGTCACATCCCTCGCCAGTTACGTCAACTCCGACTACAAAGACAAGGAAGAGAACCGGGCAGACCTCACGGCGAAATGGCACAAGAACCTCAACGCCTATCGCCGGATTAACAACGGGTTCTGGAAGGCCGAAGAATGCGAAGGCTGGCGATCGAAAGCATTCGACGCGATAACGAAGCAGAAGATTGTCGCTGCCGTATCGATCTGCCTGGACGCATACCTTGCTGGCGGGAAAATCCCGTTCGACCTGAAGGCTTCACCAATAGAGATGCAGGCTCTTGGCATCACTGACGATACCGAGACCGACGCAGAGGTGCAGAAGCAACTTGAATCACGGCTCGACACTATGCGTAAGGTCATCGAGGGACAGTTCACCTTGTGCGACGCAGACAAGGCAATGATAAATCACTTTATGTCGGGCGCCGTATATGGCATCACCTACGCAAAAACATCAGTAGAACCTTACCTTCGCCAGAGTTACGTTCCCATTCAAGACACGCTTTCCCCGTCAATGGAGCAGGCGCGATACGATCTGGAAGAGGAAGAGTTCGACTCGCCGTCATGGAACTACGTCACTCCCTGGGACATCTTCACGGACTACGAAGAAACGGACCTCAAGAAAACTCATTCGGTAATCCATCGCCAGATCCGCTCACCGTTCCAATTGGTCGAGGCGCTGGAAGGCCAGCCTGGAGTACTCGATATCGAATTGAAGAAGGCGCTCAAAGCCCATTCGAGCAGGCAACCTGAAGAGACTGACTCCACCAGCGAACTGAATCCCGCGATTCAAGACATCCCGAACCGGAAGCAAACCGTGCGTTACCTTGAATACTGGGGACGCATACCTCGCTCAATCCTCAAAGACTTCATGGACAAGAGCGGAGCAGATCCGTGGTCACTGGCAGAAGCCGACGACGACGAGCAAGAAGGCAGGATGGTCGAACTGTTGGTTGGCGTCATTGACGACACCGTTGTACGGCTGGCCGTCATCGGAAACGCGAAGCATCGGCCATTCTATTGTGCCAAGTGGGAAGACAACTTCGAAGGCCAAGGCGGCATCGGCGTAGCAGACAACACCGAAGACGTACAGATGATGCGTAACGGCGTCATCCGGTTGTTTTTCGACAACAAAGCGCTCTCGGCCAATGTCCAGCTCGCACTCAAGCGCAACCTGCTTGCCAAGAAACTGAAGTCGTTTGTCCCTGGCAGCCTGGTTGACATCTCTGATGAATGTGACGACGTGCGCAAAGCCGTACAGCAGATCATTGTTCAGGATGTAGGCGAATCGTTGCTTTCCGCGATAGACCTTACCGAGAAATGGGCCGACGACGATTCGATGGTTCCCAAGATCCAGCAGGGCGCAGGCGGCGACAGCGGAGATACCGCATACGAACTGCAGCAGCGCCTGGAGAAGTCGGGTAAGTACCTCGCTCGCGTTATGGGCAACATGGACAACGGGATAACCGAGCCGGTCGCTCAATACTTCTACGAGTGGAACATGTCCGACCCCAGGGCAGAGGGCAAAGGATCTTACGAGGTCTTCGCTACTGGCTTCACTTCGTTCCAGGACAAGATCAAGCGCCTTGCCGTTATTCGCGAGCTACTCAACGTTGCGGCCGCATTGCCCGAAGGTCAGGCCAAGCTGGCAGAGATATTTAAAGAGATCGCGAAGATGGGCGATGTGGATCCAGACCAGTTCTTGACGTCAGAGGCCGAGATCGCAGCGCAACAGCCAGATCCGGTAGATGTCGCGGAAGTCGACAAGACCGAATCGGAAACGAACAAGAACAACGCTCAAGCACAAGCAGCGATCACTGATGCACAGGTTGCAACAGAAGAACTCAAGCTCAAGCAGCTCGACGCTCTCAAGCCAGAATCCGAAAATAATGCAGGATAGCTGTTTGGCTTTCCTTGGGTTTTCAGAAAACGCGTTTCACCTTGATAGCAACTAGGAGAGCAATGAACATACTGCGTTACCTGACAGGCGATGAACAATTACTGGTCAAAGATGCCAAGGTTGTTCAGGTATCAGCAGCACTTCTCAAAGCGGCACAAGTGCGAGTCGACGAACTCCAAAACCAAGCCATAGAGAAGGTCGGGTCAGTGGACGACAAGGTAATCGTTCAGCTCTTAATGGAGGCCAAAGGTCTCAAGTGGATTCTGGATTTACCGGAAAACATAAAAAAACTCATAAACAGCAGCGAACAACAATGAGGTAACACCATGGACGATGCAATCCCACGCGAATACAAAGAACCGCAGACATTTGAAGCGCCGGTCGTTTTTGCCGACACCGTCGATATGACAGAAGCCACAGTCACAGGAGTTGGCGACGGCGATACTGGCGCAACTGGCGATCAGGGTGATACTGGAGCCGGTGGCGGCGATCAGGGTGATACCGGCGCTGACTCTACCGTTCAAGGCGATACTGGCGTTCAGGGCGATACCGGCGCTGATTCTACGGTTCAAGGCGATACCGGCGCAGACTCAACCGTTCAGGGTGACACGGGCGTTCAAGGTGATACCGGCGCTGATTCTACGGTTCAGGGTGACACGGGCGTTCAAGGTGATACCGGCGCTGATTCTACGGTTCAGGGTGACACGGGCGTGACTGGCGACACTGGCGCAGCTGGAACTCAAGGCGACACTGGCGTAACTGGAGCTCAGGGTGATACCGGCGCAACTGGCGCCCAAGGCGACACGGGCGTGACTGGTGACACAGGCGCAACTGGCGCTCAGGGTGATACCGGCGCAACTGGCGCCCAAGGCGACACGGGCGTGACTGGTGACACAGGCGTAACTGGCGCCCAGGGTGACACGGGCGTTCAAGGCGACACTGGCGTAGACTTGACCACCGAAGTGAACGGGCTTATCTCTTACCTCGATGACGGCCTGAAGGCTATCGGCACGTTGGCTATTTCGGCAACCGCTGACGAATTTAAGACCACTACCGTCGCGATCTTCGCGATTGACGGTCTGTTCCTCTCGAAGGCGGCAACTGACAACCTGACCTTTACGCTCGGACACACGGTTAATGTCGGCACAGCTGCTGGCTTACTCTGGGGCGCGATCCTCGTGCAGATCAACGCAAGCGGAACAGTATCAACCAAGGTTGTGTCTGCCGATCAGGTCTATGCTAACGAAGCAGCCGCGATCGCCGCATTGCCATCAGTTGACGCTGACAACGTTCAGTTCGGTTACATCACGATTAACGCTAAAGAGTCTACCTCGTGGACGGCGAACACTGACAACATGACAGATGGAAGCGGTCCGCAAACCGCCGACTTCTACGACCTACCGGCACCGGCAACACTGCCAACTCCGGTTTAAGTGATCCGATTCAAGCATAACCCAGAGGATTGAGATATACCCCAGTAGTAAGCTCTAACGGAAGGCATCAAAGGCATGGCAGACGAAAACACAACTCAGGAAGACGCACCAGAAAACACTGGTGCGAACACGCTAGAAGAACAGGCACAGTCAGATTTCGAATTCGACGAAGCATTCGCCGAGGACGAAAAGACAAAGCCCAAAGCAACGGCACCTGAAGGCGACACCGGCTCAGCAGATACTGGAGATACTGGTGTTGCCGCCGACGAAGACGAAATTGGCGACACTGGTACAGCTGGTGGAGACACCGGCGTAGAAGCCGACACTGGCGTTGCTGGTGACACCGGCACAGCTGGCGACCAAGAAACTGCCGTCGAGCGCATGGAGCGTTTAGCGACAGAGGCAGCAGCAAAGCCCGACGCCGTAGCCCAAGCAAAGGTTACAGCTGACGCGCTGGCTACCAAGGAAGCGATCGAAGCCGAAGTCCAGAAACGGTTAGCCGCCGCGCAAGCGAAGGCAGAAGCCGATACCGCAGCAGAGAAGGCAGCGAAAGCAGCAACGATCGACGAGAATTACGTTGCCAATCGCATTGCCAATATGGATGGCGATCTCAAGGCAAAAGCAGATGTGCTGTTAACTGAGATACCGGAACTGCAAGACATATTGCAGGACCTCTTCTCAGGGATGCCAACGGCTCAACCTGTTGCTGAAGCCAAGACAGGTGTAGCAGATGCAGTAGCTGATCCAGAAGCCGCCGTTGAACTGGGACGTCTCAGGCTCCTGCACGCATGCGAGCTGAAGCACCCGGGGTCGACCAAGATCGCTGACTCACCAGAGTTCGAGACTTGGGTTGGCAAGCAGTCGGCAGCCATCCAAGCGCTTACTGAAGGCGGCAACGTGGACTCCTGCGTAACGATCATACAGGCGTACCAGGAGACGACGGCCAAGACAGCCGCTGAAGTAGTTGACGACAAAGTCGCCGCCGCGAAAGAGAAGGCAGACGCCCTTCACAAGAGCACTGCAAAGCCCAAGGGTGCAAAGAAGGCGCCTGACAAAGCTAAAGGCGACAAAGACGACTTCGGCGCGGGCTTTGATGACGAAAGCAGCGACGAGGAAGAATAACAATGGCTGACCGAGCACCAGGCGAATTTCTAAGGAAGAAGGAGAGGGGTTTACCAAACGGTAAGTTCTTCTGCGAATTCTGCGGAACCAAGATCGCTGAAGGCGAGATCAAGCACATCAAGATCAAGTGTAGGAAATGCAACAAGTTTAACGGATTTGAGTGTATATAAAATAGATTAGCCGAGCGACACTCGTTTCGGTTTTAGTAGGATTGCCAGAGGGTTCAGTTTTAATACCCCAGTGCGCCAGTACAACAAGGCACACACGGAGGTATTGAAAAATGTCAATTAACATCTACGGAGACATCTCACCAAGGACAGCAGGTTACGCCGCAAAGCGCCTGCTCAAACGCGGACAGGCCCTGCTCGTTGTCGAGCGCTTCGGCCAGTTCGATCCCCAGGGACGGAATAAAACCAAAACTCGCAAGTTCCGGAGATATGAATCTCTTGCTCCTGCGACTTCTCCGCTGGCTGAAGGCGTGACGCCCAAGGGCAGCAAGATCACGTACACCGACGTTGAGTGTACCCTCGAAGAGTACGGCGACTGGGTTCCGCTCTCTGACGTGATCCAAGACACCCATGAAGATCCGGTAATGCACGAGATGATGGACGTCCTGGGCGAGCAAGCCGCAGAGACCGTCGAGATCATCCGCATTGCAGTGCTCAAGGCTGGGACCACAGTGTTCCGCGCCGGCGCCGTCGCAACTCGCGTAGAGGTGGCAGGTACTTGCACTCGCAATACCTTCTCGAAGATCAAGCGGTTCTTCTCTAACAGCCGCGCGAGACAGATCAGTCGGATTGTTCGCGCGTCCGTCAAGTACGGAACCGATCCGGTCCAGGCCGCTTATTTCGTCCTTGGTCACACCGACCTCGAACACGACATTCGCGCAATGACTGGCTTCACTTCGTCCGAGAAGTACGCCGACAGCACAAAGGCACTGCCCGGCGAAGTCGGGAAAGTGGATAGCTTCCGCTTTATCCTGACAGACCTGTTCACTCCTTGGGAAGATGCCGGCGCAGCAGATCCGACGAACTTCCTGTCGACCACCGGATCGAACTGTGACGTGTATCCCCTTATCTGCATCGCCAAGAATGCGTACGGGATTGTCCCGCTCAAGGGCAAGAACGGTATCACGCCGATGGTCAAGAACCCGACTCCCAGCGATTCCGATCCGCTGGCTCAGCGCGGGTTCACTTCCTGGAAGACCCTGCAGACTTCAGTGATCCTGAACGATCTCTGGATCGCCCGTTACGAGGTGCTCGCAAGCGTACTGTAAGCCTAACCCGCTTCCGGTTGGGGGTTGGGTCAGAAACGGCTCAGCCCTCCGCTCCCAGACTCGCATTTGAATCAGAAACAAGAACATAAGAAGAGGTAGAATATCATGAGAAAAGTAACAGGTTCATTCGACGCTACAGGCGCAATCCTCACCATTGGTGTTGGGTTCGTTCCGGACTACGTCAAGGTCACCAACATCGACAGCGCGAATCTCGAGTCAATCGAGTACGACATCTCGATGCTCGATGGCACGTCCATCGGTGGCGGCATCAAACGCAGTGGTCTGCAATCGGTCTCCGACTCCAAGTTGGCCGCGGCTGCCGGTATCATCGCTCAGACTGACGGTGCAACGGCTGAGACAGGCAATACGTCCAAGTTCGTCAAGACCGAGGGCGAGGACTATTCCTACATGCCAGCCGCCGCAGGCAAACCCTGCCCGTCTGGTTTCCAGCTCGCTGCCGATGCGGACGTCAACGTATCCGGTGAGGCGTGCATCTTTGAAGCAGGATTCTACGACGGCACTCCGTAAGCGCTGTCGTTCTTTATGGTTCGGCTCGGGGCTCTGAGGTTAATGCCCTTTTTCCTCATCCCCGCTCTGGATCCCACCGCACACCAAGAAAGAAACGTGAACACCATGTCAGAAAACCCGCAAAGCCAAGAGGCCGAATCAAGTCCGTTCGA